ATTAATGAAAGTATCGCAAAAAGACATAAATGAAAAATATGTAAATGTATGGACTACCCGTAAGGTTAAAGAACTTATGGATAAAGAGGATAAAGGTGTAAAATTACATTTAAATGAAAAAATATGGTTTGATAATAAAGTTGGTGTAAGGAAAGCGGGTATCAAGTTCGCTATGACTACAAAAGAAATAGAAGAATATACCAAATGTAAATTAGATATTCAATATTTTGCAGAAACCTTTTGTCAAATTAAAAGGGAAGATGGTACAGTTGGTCCAATGACATTACGTGATTACCAAAAAGATATCATTGATTTATTCCAGAATAAACGTTCAATATTAATGGCATCTCGTCAAACTGGTAAAGCACAAGATTTAAATAGTGTTGTATGGGATGAAAATGGTAAAAAACGATTTGGTGATTTAAAAATTGGTGATAAAATATACGGTGATGATGGTGAATTAACTAATGTTATTGGTATATATCCAAAAGGTAAAAAAGATATTTATGAAGTTGAATTTTCAGATGGGCTAAAAGTTAAATGTTGTGATGAACATTTGTGGGAAGTAGAAAAATACGGTAAAACTAAAGTCGTTGAACTATCTGAAATCATGAAAAAATATAGAGATGGTAGAGGTGATTATATGTATTATGTTAAAGTCGCAGAACCAGTTAATTATCCTGAAAAAAATCTAAAAATTGATCCATATTTTATGGGGTTAATATTAGGTGATGGATCTACTCGAAATAATAGATTAACAATTTCTTCAAAAGATAAAGAAATTATTAATTATTTAAATACCTTAAATGATGATGATATAAAAATAAAACACATTGATCGTAAGGATCAGCTATCATATGATTATGGTATAAGAAAGAAAAATAATAAACCACATAAATATATTTCGTTGTTAAAAGAAATGAATTTAATGGAAAAATACTCTTATGAAAAATATATACCAGAAGAATATTTATATGGTAGTATTGAACAAAGATTATCATTATTACAGGGCTTAATGGACACCGATGGTTATATTCAAAAAAATCAACCATGTTATTGTACATCATCTAGTGAATTGTGTGATAATGTACGAGAATTATGTCATTCGTTAGGAATAAAAACTCAAATTAGGACTAAGTTTCCAACATATACATATAAGGGGATTAAAAAAAATGGGAGGAAAACATATATAATAAGATTACTTTTAAAAAACGGTTATAAATATCCTATTTTTAGATTAAAAAGAAAGCAGTCGAAAATTAAAAACAAGAAATATGATTGGGGTCAAAAAAGAGGAATAAAAAACATTAAATATGTCGAAAAATTAGAATCTCAATGTATAGAGGTTGATAATGAAAACCATTTATATTTAACTGACCATTATATACCCACGCATAATACAGTTTCAGCTGCTATTACAATATTACATTTTGTATTATTTAATAAAGATAAAGGTGCTATGGTTGTTGCTAACAAAGGTGCAACAGTTGTTGAAATTATTGAAAAGATTAAGAACATTTATAAATTATTACCATTCTTCTTAAAAAGAGGAATTGTTAATTGGAATCAATCTAGTATAACATTGGATAATGGATGTAGAATTAAGACTGATAAAAGAACAAAGGAACCAGCGATTGGTTTTACTATTGACCTTTTGTATCTTGATGAATTTGCTCACATACCCGGAAACTTTATTGAACCATATTATACTGCGGTAATTCCAATTCTATCATCCATTGATGATTCAAGACTTATTATTACATCAACACCAAAAGGATTAAACTTATTCCATAAACTATTAACTGAATCAGAATTTCCGGAAGATGATCCAAACTGGAATGGTTTTAAATCAATGAGAGTTTATTGGTGGCAAATTAAAGGAAGGAGAGATACTAAATTATTCTTAATGGATAAGAACCTAAGAAAACACGGTGTTAATAAAGGTGATGTAAAGGATTTCTTTGATAAAATGGGATTAGAAACTTATGATAAAAAAGAAGATGGTGTAATTGGTATCTTTATTAAATATAAAAAGAACGATGAACGCACGCAATATGATCATATTGCACAATTACGTATAAATAATATTCCATTAGGTGAATTAGGTCGATTAACAAATTGGGAAAAACAGGAAACTAAGTTCATCGGTGGTGAAGATGGTTTTAAACAAGAATACGACTTACACTTTTTAACTGGTAATAAGATGTTATTTGATAGTGTTCTTATTGAAGAAATATACGAACAACAATTAAAGTTTGATTATTATGAGATACCTCGTTTCGAAGAAAAATTAAATATACCTTATGGTGGATTACAGTTTATTAAAAATAAACCAAGTGTATTTAATATGGCAGAAATTAAAAATTACCATATTTTTATGGGTGTAGATTTAAGTGAGGGATTAGGAGAAGATTATTCTGTTATTAATATATTTAGATTAGTACCAAAAACTACCGAAGAAATAGAGAAATATAAAAGTAAATTTGTAGATATTTATGATTATTTTAAGATGGAACAAATTGGTATATTTAAAACTAATATTTATTCAGTTGAAGAAGTAGCAAATATTTTATATATGTTATCTTTTGAACTTTTTAATCCTGACAATGTTAGAATAGCACTTGAAAGAAATACTTATGGTGATGCTTTATTAGCTCATATACCAAATGTGTTCAATCAAGAAAACGAATATTCTAATCACGTATTCTTACGTTATAAGAGTCGTCAAGAAGAAAAGAAAACTAGAATGGGTCTTAGAGTTAATAGAAACAAAAAACTTCTTATTAAGGATTATCAAGTTAATACAAGAAAAGGTAATTTAATATTACATGATAAATATACTATTCAAGAAGTAACTACATTTACTAAACAAGATACGCCATCAGGTGATGTAACATTTAAGTCTGAAAGTGGACATGATGATGCTATTATGTCTTGTATTGTATTATCATCTGCATTTTCACATATTGCTTATAGAGATATGATAGATAATTTAATTGATTTCTTAGGTGGTGAATTAAGTGATATTATAAAAGAAAAGAAAACACAATTTCAAGAAGATGCACCTGATTTATCAACTTTTGCTGGTGGATATAGTAAGATATACAAAAACAATAATAATACCCCAGGATTACCTTATATAAAGCCTGGTGCGGGTAATTTCCCATCTAGAGGTGGTATAAAACCAAAATACCCACCAATAAGTAATCCCTTTTCAACAAAATTTCAATAAATCTCAAACAAAATCTACTTTTTAAGATAAAATAATTAAAATAAAAAGTAGAAAATGGCTAAAACCAAGGAAATAGAATTTAGTGTATCAAAAGATAACCTAAATAAGATTATTGAAACACTGAAAGACTTGTCTAAATTAAACGATAAAGTCTTATTCAAATTCGACAAAGAAAATACATTAATTTATTCATTAGTAGGTGAAGGGAATTCTGTTAATGCATTTAAAAGTTTTGTTTATAAAACAAATGAAATTTTTGACATAGGAGATTTCGATGAAACTATAATATTCATTGGGAAAAGTGCTAAAGCTATGGCAAGAAGTTTGTATATTATGTCGGACTTCGATATAGATACATTTAAAGGAACTTTATATTATGATGAATTGGGTGATTCTTTCTATTCTGATAGAATTTACTTTAGGTCAGCTAATAAATTAAGACAATCTTTTTATGGTGATGATCCAAGGTCAATGAATACTCAAATATCAGTTGATAAAATAAAACAATTTATAAAATTAGATGATGCTGATTTTAGTTTTGATTTAGATGCTTCTGATTTTGATAAGATTAAAAAACTCGCTACACCTGATGTAGAGATGAATATTTTTTATATGAATACATATGAGAAAGATGGTGAATATTTTGTTTCCATTGGAGAAGGTTCTTGGGAATTAACTGTGGCTCAAACTGAATATAGTACACCAAGAACATTGGCTTTCCCTAAAAAGTATTTCAAAACAATTGGAATGGTTGATGGTTCTGCTAAAATATATGTATTTGATGCATCACTTATGGTATCAACAAAAGAATCAGATTTATTAATTAGTATTGAAATAACAGTATAATGATTTGTTCTCGATGTTATAGTAACAATATTGGGAAAATAACGTTTCCATCTGGTAGAAGAACATCACTATTAAATGTTCGAGATATATGTAATGATTGTGGTTATATGATAATGACAGATGAATCAATATTAAGAAGTGTAAAATTAAAAAAGATAATGAAGAAATGTATTACGTAGTACAAGAAAATACTTTTAGAGAAGAAAATTATGACAATCTAATGATTGCATTAGATAGATTGCAATTACCTTATGAAATAGTTAAAGTACTTCCGTTTACAGAAAATATTGATATACAAACAGATAGAACAGATGTGTTTCCTTTTGGTGCTGTTAAGCTATCAAGAATATCATCAGAATATAATTGGAAACCTGGTTCACAACTAAATGATAATCACGATTATATGGTTTATAAAGATTATTATAAAGATAATCTTTTAAATTATGATTCTAAGATAATTAAATTGGGTGATAGAGATTTCTATAGTAAAGAAAGATTCTTTGCTAGACCCACTAAAGATAATAAGATATTTACAGGTCGTGAATTTGATATGGGTGAGTATAGAAATACTAGGGATATGTTATTATTCAATGCTAAGATAGCAAAGGAAGATGGTTTTCATACAGTTTTAGATGAAGATACTGAAATACAAATATCAAGTATTAAAAAGATTTATAATGAAAGTCGTTTTTGGATTGTTAAGGGTGAAGTTGTAACAGCTAGTCAATATCGTTTAGGTAATAGATTAGTATTGGATGAAAATGTAGATAAAGAATCATATACCTTCTGTAAAAAGATGGTGAATCTCTTTGAATTAAATGATGCATTTGTTATGGATTTAGCATTAACTGAAAATGGATATAAGATAATAGAATGTGGTTGTATAAATAGTGCAGGATTTTATCGTGCTGATATGCAAAAGTTATTAATATCAATAGAAGAAAAAATGTAATATCAATTGTAGAAAAAATAGTAGAATCAATTAAAAATGACCCTGTTAAACGATGTGAGGTTTATAAACATAAAGGATGTAATCATGTAGATAGTTTTTGGTGTTTAATGGATGATTGTGAGGAATTAATCGAATATCGACACGAATTAGAAAGATGGAAAAAAAT